AACAAGATGTTTTCTCATTCTCATGACAATGCAATTATATCAAACCGCATTTATTCATTTGAGGACGTTGTGCGAGGCTTGCCAGGAGTACCGTTTGCGGACGGTATACCCCGGAATACTTCGCCTGGCTATCCTTGGGTGTTAACGCGACCTAAGAATGCCAAGGGCAAACATTACATGTTTGGGGACGAGGGTGATTACGAGTTTACCTCGACGCATTGCGAAGACGTGCGAAAGCGCGTCGAGCATATAGTTGAGGAAGCTAAGAAATCCCGACGCCTCAAGCACGTATATGCGGACTTTTTGAAAGACGAGCGTAGACCACTTGAGAAAGTAGCCACAGGGAAAACGCGCCTCATAAGCGCTAGTCCCATCGACTATCTCATAGCATCTAGGATGTATTTCATGGACTTTGTTCGCTGGTATTATACGAACAACGTGCGCAATGGCAGTGCCATAGGCGCAAATGTATATGGGCCTGATTGGACTCGGGTAGTTCATTATCTCGCCGCCCAACTTGGGTTAGCAAACCTGATAGCGGGAGATTTTCGGCATTATGATGGTTCATTATGGAGAGCAGTGCTCTTCTTCGCCTTGTACATAGTTGAAAAGTATTACGCACAGTTCGGTAGCCCTAACTACGAAGAAGAAAAGAAAGTACGAGCAGTCCTGTTTGAGGACGTTGCGAACTCTAAACACATCGTTGATCGATCTATATATGAGTGGACTTCTAGTCTTCCAAGTGGCTGTTTCCTTACTGCCCTTATGGATACCCTAGCAAATCAGATCGTTATAAGATATGCTTGTGTGTGTATTCAAAGTAAGAACCTTGGGAATGAGACTCGTATACCAAGCTTGAAGCTTGAAGAATGTGCCTCCTTCCTGGAAGAAGTCGAGGCAAATATGAGAATTTTGACCTTCGGCGACGACAATGTGATTAGTGTCGGTAAGTCTCTCCAGGGACTCATTAGTCAGGCCTCTTTGACGGAGGCCTTTGCTACATTTGACTTTGAGTATTTGGATGAGGCCAAGACTGGCAAAATAAAGCCGTTGCGTACGCTGAGTGAGATCAGCTTTCTCAAGAGAGGATTCACGAAAGAACCTACCGAAGATGGTTATGTCGCTCCACTTGATCTAAGAGTAATTTTGGACATCATAAAGTGGACGAGAAAAACCGACTACAATAGTGACATTTTGAAGGATAACGTGGAGGTTGCTCTTAGAGAGCTTTCGCTGCATCCGAAATCTGTCTGGAATAAGCATGCGCCGAGCATCATTGCATCG